GCTGAATGGCGCCTATGCGTCCATCCGCAAGTACGCCAAGGCATCATGGGACTAACCCAGAGTTCACCGGCGCCGTAGGCGTCCGCGTGCAACGTAGTGTTAGGCGTCACACGATAGAAAGGAATTGAGATGGCAGAGAAAGTAGTGATTGGAAATGCAGAGCTTTGGCACGGTGACTGCCGGGAAGTGCTGCCATTGCTGCCCCGCGCTGACTTGCTGTTGACCGACCCGCCGTATGGAATTGGCCGCGACGGCAAGCCGCCAAGCACCAGCAGCCACGGCGGGCACAAGGGCTATGAGTTCATGGGCTGGGACACTGAAGCTCCACCCGCGTGGCTGTTCGGGTTGATGCACGATAAGGCCGCTAACCTGATTATTTGGGGTGCCAACTATTACCCGCAGCACCTGCGGCCCAGCATGGGTTGGCTTGTGTGGGACAAGGGGCAGCGGATAAGCCAGAGCGACTGTGAACTAGCGTACAGCACGCTGGACAAGGCGTTGCGCTCGATGACGCTGAACCGTGCTGCGATTGCGCAGGATGGCGCGGTGCACCCGACACAGAAGCCGGTTCAGGTGATGGCGTGGTGTCTGGACTTCGCATCCGATGCACAGACTGTGCTTGACCCATTCATGGGCAGCGGCACAACTGGCGTTGCCTGCGCCCAGCTTGGCAAGGCCTTCACCGGCATCGAACGCGAGCGCAAGTATTTCGACATTGCCTGCGAGCGCATCGCCCGCGCCCAAGCGCAAGGCCAGTTGCTGCCACCTGAACCAGTGGCCGCGCCTGAGCAACAGACGATGGAACTGTGACGCCTAACACTCAGTTATGCAGCACCATTGCTGCATAACCCAGCCACCACCGGCACCAACGCCGCATAACCAGCCCGCTCAATGCCACCCTACCCCCTCACCCGCATTGCCCTCACATGGCTCGATTACCTCATCACAGAGCACCACGACGCCGATGCGCTCAGGCTGCTGTGGTGGCAGGTATCAATCGGGCCAGGTGGCATCAACGAGCCTAAACCATCCCAATATCACACCGATGCCGCTCAATCTCCCCGTGGTCCCGGTGGATGACAATGGCCCGCATATCGCGCCCAGCGCGGTATCCGTGGCCCATTGCGTAGGCGTCGGCTGCGGCGAGTGTGCGGAAAGTCTCAACCGTGCAGCCGGGGTACTCTTTGAGGCTTGAATGGTGGACGTGCCCGCAGTACCAGTAGCGGTGCGCCGTCTCGCCCCAGTCTTTGGCCCGGTCGCATGCCATGACGCCCGAGAGCTGTTCGGGCTTTGTGGTGTCCCCGTGGGTAGATCCGATCAGCACCGCACCGAAGCGGTAGAACCACGCCTTCGCGGGTGATAGGTCAACTTCGACCCGCTTGTCATTGGCAAAGTACGCCGCGATGGTGAACGACAGCGCCCAGACTGCATGCGGGTCGTGGTTGCCCTGCACGAATCGCACGATCACGCGCTTGTGCTTTTCCAAGGCGCGCAGCACGACATGCCGGAAAGTCTCAATCCCGATCTGCAAAACGTGGACATAGCGCGAGTCTACGTCAAGCTGGTGGCCGTGGCCCGGCGTCACGTTGCGCTGATCGTCGGCGTGGAACACGTCCCCCAGCGGCAAGATGATTGCGGTATCGGACGCCGGTGCAGTTTGTACCAGGCGATCAACGGCCCCCATCGTGACCCGTCGCGCTTCTTTCAGGTCGAAATTCGCGCCGCATTCACGCGCCCAGACCCGCAAGCCAAAATGAGGATCACCAAGCGGATAAACCGTCAATAGTTCCTTGTTTGTGTGCCGTGGCTTGTCCACAATCGGCGACATGCCCCGGACGGATTCAGACAAGGCCCCGATGGTTTCTTTCAGGATTTCAAGCCGTGCAGCATCATCGGCACTGGACTTGACCCACTGCCCACGGGGCTTGCCCTCTTGGTCATAGTAGGTTGACACGCCTTTGACCACGAAACCATCCGGCACGGTCTTGGTCATATCGTGTTCGGGGCTGTGCCCGTGGATCGCTGCGCGGCGCTTGAGGCGCTGCATGGATCGCGTGATGGTGCGCTCATTGACACCGAGAGCCTTCGCGGTCGCCGCGATGCTCCCGTGTGCCTCTAGCGCGTCGAGGTAGCCGATCTCGGCTTGGGTGGCCCACTCTCTCATTGCACCGCCCCTAGGGCCGCTTCGCGGCAGCGATGATACTGGACGCCTACCTGCGCGAGTTTGCGCGTGGTGGCGCCGAAAGTGTCGTCATCAAGGGGCGTCAGTGTCGGGCACTGCGACAGGATCAGAGCCCGATAGGATGGCGTTGAGGTCGCGCAGGCCGCTAGGAGTGTGATGGCACTCAGCGTACACAGGAGTTTGTACCGTTTCACGCGTGACCCTCTCGATGATTTTCTGTTGCGCTGGCATTTTGGCCGCGATGGCTTGGGCAACGGTTTGTTCCATTGCCGCCATCGTGGCCGCGTCATCCAGTCTGTTCGCTTTTTCGTGGTCGATGCCGAGCCGCCATCCGCACGCCATGCCACCCAATGCCAAAAGAAATGCGGCGGTGATGAGTGCGGCGGGGCTCATGCTTCCCGCACCCCGACGATAGCACCCTGAGCCGTGATCGTGATCACGCGATTCAGGGTTTTTGCGGGTTTGCGGGTGGAGACATGCACCCACCCGCTGGCGCCTGGAAACTCGTTGATCAATTGGCCGATACCAAGATCATCAACGTGACCTGACAATTCTCGGGCGACTGCCAGCGGTGTACCAAACTCGGGGGCTTTGATGTCTGCGGCGCAGGCCAGCAGGTGATCCGAATTTGCGGAGCCGCCAACGGCCTTGTTGAGATTGGGGCAGCGATAGCCGGACGAGATGACCACGGACACATCCTTGCCAGATTTTGCGCTCAGGTGTGCGCGGATGCGCTCCAGCATTTCAAGCGTGGCCCATGCGAATGGCTCAAGTTCTTCAGGCAGTCCGTTGTCAATCTTGAGCCGCATCGCTGTTGTAGATGCGCAAAACTCATCTAGGGTGAAGTGCTTGATTTCCATGGTGCCGCCTCGTTGCTATTTACAAACCTTCTGCGCCGTACCCACGGCAAATGCAAGCATACCCCCAGCCAATACCAAGCATGACGGGTCAACCCGATCCAATTGCATGACATGGTGAGCCAATGCGATATTGGCAAGGCATATTGCCCCCATGCCGACCCGCTGCAAAAGGTTATCGTTGAATCGTGGGTGCAGTGCCCCGATGGCGCACATAGCGGCCACTACGGCGAGACAGAAGATACTCAGTGTGGCCACGGTCACACCCCCAACTTGGAGCGCACCCATTGCGTGATGGCCCCACCAATTTCGGCGGCATTGATCGCGGCGAAGCCCTCGTAGGCTTTGGAGGCAATCGACATACCAAACAGACCGAAGACAAACCCGGCCAGGCCAACGAGGTCAACCGACCCCATCCAAACTGCTGCGGGTTTTGCAGCGTAGTAACTCATCACAGCGCCCCCCACGGCCATCACGATTCGGCGGCGAGATTCGCCAGCCGTGAAAAAGTATGACAGCGCGGCGCCAGATGCGCCCGGCACGGCGTCTCTTATTTCGGGGGGGATGTCGAGGGGCATGGGGGGATTCTAGCGCGACATTGTGAGGTTTGTCACAAACCATCCTGCATAATCCGACATCAGATTTTGATACAGGCCAGAAGGGCGATGTTTCGGGGGCGGGTTTCAGATCCGCCTGCGACGCTGGTAGACCGGAATTCAGCCCCACCTCGGTCCGTTTGTGCAACGTTCGCACCAGCATTTGTGCCAGCTTGAGTGGATATCGTATGGCTATGCGCTTCAAAAGCATCATCCTGCCAACTACCCATCGCTCGCCCAGCATCAACCCCCCGCCCATCATCCCACCCACGGGGAAACTCGCCGCGCATATCGGGAAGGGTAAATGTCGTAGATCCATCACCCACACCGAAAGTCGTCCCAATGGCTGCGAACAGGGCAGCATAAGTGGTACGGCTGACGTTGGCCCCGTCGGCTTTAAGCCAACCTGATGGGGCGGTGATGCGGGCAAAAAACGCGACCTCGCCAGGCGACTGCCCGGATGGGATCATCGTAGAGATCAGCGCCTTAATCGCCGCCCCCGTCGCACTCTTATCCGCCGACCCCTGCCGCACCAAAAACAGGTCAGAGTCCGACAGCGACGACGCCGAAGCCAGATCGGACAAAGTGGCCTTTGTGGCGCCCAACTTGCTGACAATGGTCGATTCGCTAGAGGCCAGCGAGAGCAGCGCAGCCTGCTGCGCGATCAGTGCCCGCAATTGGGCTTCTTCGGTCGTGGTCAATGCCATTTAGATTTCTCCGAACTGGCGCGACATGGCCAGAACAACAGTATTGGAGCTGCCGCCCACAATGGGCTGATTGCCGCCCGTAGTGGCCGTGCCGAGTGTGAGCGTGGCGCTTGCCACCACCTTGAGCGTATGCACGTCGGACAGTGCGCCTTTGTATCCGATGGCGACGAGGTATTTGTTCGGGTCGTCGCGGTCGAATGCCTCAAGCCGGATCACCG